TGGCCGTCACTCAGGCCGATGTTCAACGGGCCGTGACTGAGGCACTAGCAGCCGATCGCGCTCGTACTGCGGGTATTCGTACCTGTGTGGAAGCGAAAGGCCGTGAACAGCTCGCCGATCATCTGGCACTCAATACCAGCTTGTCTGTCGACGACGCAAAGGCGATATTGGCGGCAGCGCCGCTCGCGAAGGCGGAGGATGTTAACCCGAAACAGCCGGCTAATTTGGCATTCAGGGCGGCGATGGCGTCGACGCCGAATCCAAACGTTGGTGCTGATCCTGATCCGGCTATGGCGGGCGTGACGGAAGAGCAGAATAACCCACATGAAACGTCCACTCGTCTGCTTACGAATTATAGTCGTGTGACGGGTCATAAATTCAAATCTCCTACGGCGGGTGCGGCGGCGTAACCGGATACTGAATTCGCAGGAAGGGATTTCACAATGGCAGCCACTTATCCGAATCTGTTGGCGAGCGGGATTACAGACGAAGGCCGTTTTGATCCTTTCGATCTTTTCTCCGGTTCCGGTCCGCACAATACGACGCAGTATCAGGCGGCAGACGGGCAGGCTATTCGCCAGTTCGAGGTATGCACGCTAAGCGCGGGCGGACGGTTGGTCCCTCTCGCTCAAAGCGGGGATTATGCAACCGGAACTATTACGGTTGGAGGGCAGCCGGCGGATGGCGAAACCACGTCAATAAATGGTTCAGCCATTGCGTTTGTCGATGCCGATCCAGCAGCTGGCGAATGTTTGATCGGGGCGGATACGACCGAGACAGCAACAAATTTGCGAGCTGTTATCAATGCTGATCCGGATACCTATGGCGTTACGGCGAGCGGTTCCGGAACGACCGTCACGTTGACAGCAAATACGATCGGCACGGCCGGTAATGCTATCACGCTAGCCGAAGCTGTGACGGATGCCGATTTTACGGTATCGGGCGCAACCCTCTCCGGTGCGAATGCTGCCGAAGACGTGCCGAGTGGTAATGCTATCGCCATCGCAGCGCAACCGGTCGATGCGGCCACGCCGGGCAATTGGGTTCCGGTATTCATCAGTGGCGGGTTCAACCACGAAGCGTTGTTATGGCCGGCAGGCATGGGCACTTTGGCGCAACGCAGGGCGGCATTCACAGGCTCACCAATTTATGTTCAGCAATTGCTGTAGGGTTGGCTTCGATTAGCTTTGGAGGAAATTTCAAGATGGCACTCTCGCTCTACGGCACCACGGAGCTGGTCGAAGTCCAACAGCGGTTGCAACAGCTGCCGGATGGCTTCTGGCGTAATCGGTTCAATCGGGTCATTACCTCGGACCGCGAAGAGATCATGTTCGAGGTGGCCGATGTCGATAATAGGAAGCTCGCACCATTTGTAGCCCCGAACGTTCAGGGCCGTGTCATGCGAGGGCAAGGCTACTCGGCTCGCGTATTCAAGCCGGCATACGTGAAGCCGAAGCACATCGTCGATCCTACCAAGGCGATCCCCCGGATGATGGGCGAGCCCATCCTGGGCGTCATGTCGCTGCAGCAGCGGTTCGACGCTCATGTGGTGAACAACCTCCGTCTGGAGCGCGAGGCGATCGAGCGCCGATGGGATTGGATGGCTTGCAAAGCCATCGTCGACGGGATGGTGACTGTCGCGGGTGATGATTACCCTACGGTTACTGTCGACTTCGGACGCAATCCATTGTTGACGATCCAGCTTGCCGGAAATGCGCGGTGGAGTCAGACGGGTACGGCCAACCCGCTTCAAGATCTTGCGGACGCCAATACCGACGCGTTCAATCTTGGGAATGCGCCGATTACCGATTTCGTTTTTGGCACGACCGCTTACGGAAATTTTGTCAAAAATCAAGACGTGAAAGACCTTTTGAAAAATACGGATCGGGCGAGTACGTCGTCTTTTTCCGTGATACCGCTTGTCCAGAACGCTAACTTGCAGTCGATGGGTTTCATCGATACGCCGGGTGGCGGGCGATTTGGCCTGTGGCGGTATTCAAATTGGTATTCGGATGTCGATTCGAACGGCAATCTGACGACACGTCAATTCCTCGATCCGACTGTCGTTGTTGGTGTCGGGCCGGCTCTCGATGGTGTTGCGCTATTCGGTGCAATCTTGGACGCGGATAGCGGTTTTGCGCAGGCGGATATGTATCCAAAGATGTGGCGCGAGCCCGATCCGTCTGTCACTTACACAATGACACAATCCGCACCATTGTTCGCTCCGATGAATCCGAACAACACATTCAAACTTACCACGGAATAGGAGGATCAGATGGCGGGTATGCGAGTGTCGGTCGGACGTCTGACTGTCGGCGTGGGCAAAGAACGACAAGTTATCCAGCCCGGTCAGCGTTTCGATCCGGCCAAATATAATATCGACGATAAAGAGCTGCGAGAAATGGAGTCTCGTGGTGTCGTTCGCAAGCCGCGTGATGATTCGATTGCTGTTTCGGATGCGGCTGGTCCGACTCGTTCGTCCGCTGAGCCGACGACCGAAGGCCGCTCGGGTCCAGTAAGCGACGCGACCAGTGATATGCCGAATAAGCAGGACACCGGGGCGGCCGAAGAGGAAGAGTCCAAGGCCGTCACCAATCGTCGTGCGGGCCGCTCCCGGTCGAGCGACGACGAGCTGTAATTGCCCGACTGGTTCGATATACGACGACAAGCGCGGCGCGATATTCACGCCGCGTTTTCCGTTGAGGCTCGGTATTCCGATTCTGTTGCGGTTGATCCGGTTACACTTCATGCACGATGGCTGTATCGTTTCGGGGTTCCAATCGGAGATATTCCCGGTGGCGATTACGCACAGATTTACGACAGTATTGATCGCGTTGTTTTCGATGCCGATGAACTGACCGAGAAAAACCTAGTTATCCGTCACGGTGGTCAAATTACTTTTGTGAAATACGGTTACACTTTTACAATCGATGTGCGGCAGCCCGATACCGGGCCAGTCACGCAAACATGGACGGTTTCAAAATGACCGTCTTTGTCGATGCCGCCGGCCTGGATGACTTTCAGAAATATGTTGGGCTCGCACCGAAGGTTGCGACTCAGGCGGCTCGGCTGGCTATCAATCAGACAGCCGAGCGTAAAGGCTTGAAATTAGCTCGTGAGGCGATGTTACAACAGGTAGCATGGCCGGCGCGATACCTGAATGAGAGTGAACGGTTTCGTATAGCGTATCGAGCTACGGACGCGCGATTGGAAGCGGGTATTAGGGCTCGGCAATCTCCCACTTCTCTGGCCCGATTTACGGGCCGTACAAGCGCCCCAAGGCGTGGTACGCCTATATCTGTGCGGGTAAATCCTGGACGCACTGTAGAGCTGCCGCGTGCGTTCCTATTGAACCTGAGAGGCGGGAATCTCGGCCTCGGGATTCGTCTGCGGCCGGGTGAAATGCTGTCTAATACGATCGGGGCCAAACTGATTACCAGCGGCCCGTTAGCGGGCGTAGCGCTTTTATATGGTCCGAGTGTCGATCAGGTGTTCCGTACAGTGGCCATAGAGATTGCACCTGACGTAGCCACAGAGACGCAAAACGAATTTCTCCGTCAGTTTATACGGTTGCTCAATGGCTGATTCCCGGCAACTCGACATCTTGAAGCGGCTGACCGATCATCTTCGCGGTATCACACCGGATAACGGGTACGAATTCGATATGAGTACCAGTGTGTTCCGTGGCCGGATGATTTTTGGGACGAACGACCCGGTTCCGATGATTTCTATCAACGAGAGCCTATCCGGAGATATAGACGTAAGCACGGTCGGATTATCCAAGTTACAACGTGAGGAAACTTGGATACTGTTTGTCCAGGGCTGGTTGCCACATGGCGGGGACAATCCAACAGATCCGGCGTACCAGTTGAAAGCGGCTGTTGAAAAGCGACTTTCAGAATGCGTGAAGCTCGATCAATATGGATATCCCGCATTTCCTGATGTCTATCATTTTGGGTTAGAAGATACGATCGTCGATATAGCGATCGGTCCTGGTGTGGTAAGTGCGGGC